CCGGATGGAACTTGTGAGATAGTTGCGGATTTGATTATTCCTGTAAACTCTCTATGAATTTTAGATTTAACCCATTTGAGCTTTGGAAGTTTAATTGTGTTCTTCTTAAAATCTACTGTTATATTGCCATTCGTAAAATTTGTTATGTATGACTTATGACTATTATGTTTACTCTTAAACTTCGGATATCCGCTATGTTCCTTGAAGAATTTTTTGTATGCTGAATCCATATTATATACAGCATTAGTTAATGCAAATTTATCTATTTCTTTCAACCATTCGTATTCTTTTTTAAGAATTTGATTTACATAGTTATTGCAAGCAAATTTATTCATAGATTCTTTTTTCGTTTCATACATTTCTTTCCTATAAGATAATGTTCGGTTATATACAAATCTACAACATCCAAGAGTCTTTTGAATTTGTTCTTCTTGTTGGTTGCTCGGATATAATCTGTATTTACAAGCTTTTAACATTTACTTAACACCTCCTTCCGTTTGTATATTCTCTGTTTTATATGATTCTTTACCGATAGGCTAAAGATCTATCGGATTGCGAGTCTCTATCACTTTCAAGACTTAATCTTATGTAAAATTTCAATCAAATTATCTACATTATATCCTCTGCTATCTAATTCATATATTAAACTGCTATCAGTTACTTTATCCATAGCCGCTGGATCACCGATAACCTCACGCAAGGCTCTTATTGCCATACTACATGCATGATATTTAGAACGTTGTTCTCTCTTAAACAAACTGCATTTTGCTCGTATTGAAGATATAACTGAAATTGCATCCCATACTTCTTCCTCGTCCCACTGTTCCATATTAATCCTCCTCAATTTTAACAATTATTTCCGTACCCTCATAATTGCCCGACAATCTTTTTACTTTCATAACATTGCCCGATTCGTAATCTTCGATAAACTCGATTAATGAATCTATCATCGTGCAAAAATCTCCAAGTATCCAATAATGAGAGGCTCCAACCCTCAGATGTTCACACAAGAATTCCTCCAAGAATTCTCTTGCTTCTCTCCTAACCTCACATTCATCACCTGCTTTAAATTCTTTTGTTCCTGCATACTCCCAATCATTAATTTTCTGGCAATTAATTTCTTCTGGATTTTCTATGCGAAAATCACCATCATGGTATAAGTTATATATTATGTTTATTTTCATTTCTTAGTCCTCCTCTATTCATTATCCCAAAACACTTCTGGATATGCAAATTTATCAAAGTATTTACTCATTTGATTAATATATTCCCTTGCTTCTACATTTGTTTTGAATCCTTTAATCGTTCGTATATCTCCTTCACTATCTATCCATTCCACCCTATACATTTTGCTACCTCCTTGAAATCCGACTTTCATTATATACTCTTTATATTTATCATAACTATTAAATGATAAGCGTACATGGCACTATACTGGGGAACACCACTCTTGCTGAACAGTACAATTCATATAATTCAGCATATAATTTTACATTCTTAACTGTTGCAACAAAATCATAATCATGTATTTGTTCTAAATCAAGTTCATCAATCGTCACAAAACTCTCTGACATAATATCAACCCCCCTCCACTTATTGTCCTTCGATTATATTTTCTTTAATCAAACTTCATTGGTTCGCTTACCCTTACTACTTCAAAAATTCTCTTACCAGTACCTTCCCACACAAGCTCTGCATAATTTTCCACACAATAACTATTTTCTTCATCAAAATCTGAATCTTCAAATGCAAAATCATAGTAATAATCCCACATCGATTCTAAATACTTACAAGCCTGTTCTTCCGTATCAAACAAATAAACTTCATTTTCCGGTTCGCCAAATGTATAATAAACTATAACTGTATATTTTTCATATTATTTACCTCCTTAAAATGTGCTTTTCATTGTTTTTTATTCAATATTACTTTTGCCATGCTCCAATCTTCACTATTGATTAGCTTGACAACTTTTTGAATTATACATGCTAACTCTATATCATAAATTCTATAATGGAAAGCTGCACTGACTTCATTTCTATTACCATGGAAATCTATATATCTATGTGTATCTAAATTACCATAGTACATGTTCTTTGGTGTTGTAAAATGATGTTTTCTTTCAATAATCTTCTTCAACATTTCTAGTGGATTATCATAAAATCCGTTAAACTTAAAATATTTCCCTTCGTTTTCTATCAACTGATTTTTTCTTTTTTCATCCTCTTTTATCTTCCATTCATCGTCAGGATCTCTTCGATTGAATACAAAGAATTCTTTTCTATCTTTTACCATATATGTAGGGTAATAATAGCAACTTCCTGTATATGGACTATCATCATAATATCTTTCTTTTTCTATAAATTTAATCATAAAATCGTCCTCCAATTCTATTTTAAAATCCAAAAATATCACAATAATATGCGTATTTAGAACCATGAATTTTCCATTTCATTTATTCAAAATCAATGTAATAAAATCCTGTATTATCATCTTGTTTGCCATTTTCTACATCCTCAAATGGGTCATAATATCCTGTTTTGACCGTCAGTGTAGATACTTCCTTCAATACATCTTGTAAAAACTCTGCTAATATTTCACATTCCATTTCTGTTGGACAAAGTATCTCATTACCGTTTGTCCAAAATCCGGGATTATCCGCTGTATCAAAGCTACGTGGTTGACTCGGCAATAACTCCATTAAGTTTTTTATAAGCACATTTGCCTTTTCATTATAAGTTTCCATATTGTTTTTCTCCCTTCTGAAATTCAATTTTAAGACTTATTTTGTCTAATGCTTCTTCTAACGAATCGTAATCATCCTTTTCATTTGCGTTTTCGTTAAAACAATTAAATATGTGCAAAAATGCTCTTTCCACACTTGTGTATCGCCTGCCGATTGTTTCGGGCGTTCCTGTACGTGTGCCCGTCACGGTGACTATAAATGGGAAGTACTTCGGTTCTTCTTTCTTGATAGTCAATTCGTATTCGACTTTATTAGAACTTTTGTATCTGAACGTAACACATTGTCCGACTTCCCACGATTCAAAATCCTTAATTGTATTTAATACAAATTGTTTGTTCATATTATAAATCTCCCTTCTGAAATCTACGTTTCATCAATAAATGTTATTGATATAATATGTTCAATTTTCGGAGGGATATGAAAATATTCACCATTAACGCAGCAATCTCTATAATGTTGTAAATCATTCCAAAATCCCTCTGTACCAATATTATAATTGGTTTGAAATTCAAACCCTCTACCTCTCTCATGTATCATATATCTTTTCATTTTTCTCAAACTCCTCATTTCTTGCATAGTACTCACCTTGCTTCTATCTAAACCAATACTCCCGCTCTCCTACTTCGCCCGACTCGTCTACACATACAACGTCATATTCTTGTCCATCAATAACAACATATTGACGTTCAAATACATCAACGTCTGCCTCCACTGAAATAATATCAAATACTTCTCGTGTATTCGTATTGATTTTACATTCCGTTTCTATTGCTATTCCGCCGTCCCAAACAGAAACGAATGTCGCATTTATAATATTCTCACCCACAATTATTACCTCTCAATCAATTACCTAAATACTCGTCAATCTTCATTGTCAGCTTATCACATAGCTTTAATATTCCGCCTGTTCCATTCTTTTTACCGTCATCAAATATTGTTTCACTTGCTTCATCTGCCAAATCTGCAAGTTGATTTAATAATTGTATCATTTCTTTTGTCATAACAATTCACCCTTTCATATTTGATTTATTCACAATTTTTATTTATTTCTTCTATAACTTCGTCAAGACTTAAAACTTCGTTATAATCCGGCTGATTACAAATTTCCAATTCCATATTTTCAATATCAAAATTAAAATAAATTCCATAATTCATACCGCCGGCATTTACGCTCACTCGCCATTCATCAATATTATCTACTTCATTATTTAGCCTTTCCAAACAATAACATAAAGCAGATACACTTCTATCTATTTCAACTGTATAATTCATGCTCTTTTCCTCCTCTTGAAATCGTTGTTTCGTTAATTATTTTCTCTTTCACACAAAGTATAAATTTCAGCATCAAGCACAACCTCTCCACAATCTTCGCACTCTAAACATATGTCTACTGGATTATTCCAATCTCCATACGACACAATACTTACTTTGTGACCTCTGTGTTTCTTTAATTTGTTTCGCAGAATCATATTATTAGTTTCTTCTTCTCGGTTTTCGTATTTTTCTGCTAAAACTTCTTTGTAATATGTAACTTCTTCAAAGCTATGCTTGTCCATATCCTGCAATGTCGAATAAATTTGTTCTGTAAGTTCTTCTTTTGTATATATTTCAAATACTTCATCGGGTGTTAAATATTCATCTTCATTTCCAATAAAGTAAAACCAAACATTTCCAATTTGACAAGCAATACTATCGTCATATGGATTGCTAATAATTTTTACCGTTCCATCACATAATCCTTTAAAAATCATTTCTTTAAATGTCATACTATTTTCCTCCTTAATCAAATCATCATTTCATATTCCAATTAATTTTCTGACCACAATTTTCGCAATATGGCATTTGAAAATCTTCACACCCTGTAGGTAGTGGATGTTTACAAGATGGACAACAGTAATTGTTGAAGCCTTTATGTGTTCCCTTTGGCAAAGGATTTTTCGGTATTTGATAATCTAATAAATTTTGTATTACTGTTAAAACAGTATACGATATACCTAAATTACATATTTGCGACTTTTTACTTGTTAAAATATTTTTGATTTCATCTATGGTATAATCCACAACATATACCTCCATATATAATCTCTTATCTTCTATTGAAACTCTTATTTTATCCACAATAAATCTCATCAGTATCCACAAACCCATTCTCTTTTAAATATTCAATATAATCCATAATATCCGATTTTCTTTTGACCTCTATATCACTTGAACGTTCATATCCATAAAAAGGACTGACATATATCTTGTATGTTTTGTTGCCTAAATCAACAACAAGATTATAATTATGAGCACAATCTCCACGTTGTTTCCAATTTTTATCAAGATAATATAAGTGCAATTCCATAATCAATCAACCGTCCTTCCTTTCTAACAATACTAATGTAGTGTCTGTCAGCATATCATCTGAACAAAATCTTGCCACTTCCAAAAATTCAACCTCCGGTAATAAATCACTAACAAAATATGCAAACTGATCTAAACTTACGTTTTGGTGTTCATAAGCATATTCAATAATTTCTGATACAATATTTCTGCCAAAACTATTCGTTATAAATGTTTCTTCAAGCCAACTCATAAATCCATTCCTATCAAACATTTTAATCACTCCATTCCTTAAAATCTCTGATTTGCTATATTATCTAATTCTTCAACAATATCATTCATAATAATCATCATTTATTTTCTCTTGAAATTGTCGTTTCAATTAATACAATCTGCCGATACGTTCCAATACCCTATCTCCGTCCTTCATTGTTTCTTCACTAAGTTTTACAAATGTATCTAAGTCAATATCCTCTATCAACTCCAAATAGGCATGAAATTGAGCCATATAATAGTTTGCATTGAGTATATTTGTCTTTTCTGACATAGTGCGACCATCTGTAATTTTTTCTGCATATACCAAAGCTTCTTTCATTGCGTTCTTAGCTTTATCAATTAACTTTTCTAACATTTTATACCTCCATTCAATTATTGTCTGTCAAATATCATCATTTTCAGCAATGTTTTAGCCTGCTCCTCTGTGTAATTGTCAACACGTCCATTGACTTCTTTTAGAGGACAAGCTCTTATACTCTTATATTCGCTTCTTAAAACTGCTTGTTTCTTCTCCTCTAACATATTGTTATATATTGAATCTGATATACTCATTTACATATACTCCTTAATTTTTTCTATCCATTTAGGATCTACTCCGTTAGTATCAATTTCGATATTCTCTTTGCAATAACCGCAAGTAATCAAATATAAAGCTATTCTCTGCCATTCTTTAGGTGTATACTTTCCTCTTTGCGGATAAGCCATAATTTCAAATAACGAAGTTCCTTCTGCAAGTTGTGCATCTTTTATTTCGTTGTCGATTATAGTGTATATTTGATTAATGCACATTTTAAGTCTTGATGTTTTGTGTTCTCCATGTAGTACAGTGTTATATAAAGCATCCCAGCTGTCCTCCGGTACTTCTAACACAATATAAACATAACTACCTTTTAAATCTTCCATTGCATACTTGACAGTATCATTAATCGCATATTTATA